GCTTTACCTATGATTGCTATAAAAACAATAGATAAAGTTACATATTTCCAATAGTTCATTTCATTGTCTTTTTAAGAAAGTCTTTGAATCGCTTAAGAGGAGTCTTTTTCATGATTGCTAATTTACCAGGTGGTTCGCCTTGTGAACCAACACCAATACCGGCAATATTTCCGCCACCAGCATTATTTGCTGGAACATCTTCTGGTAAACCTCTTTTGCGGCGCATCGCTGCGGTAAAATGATCTGGTGTTCTAGTATCCGGATCAATATTTAATTTGGCACCAGCTTTTATCGCTTTTACTTGATTCTTTTTAGTTGTGTCTACTTCTTCTACCCACTTTGTTTCTTCACGCAAATCTTTATCGGCGCCATGATACGTTCCTGAGCCTTTACGGATATATGAGTTGACTCGTGCATGACCCCATTGCTGAGGTGTAGTTCCTGGCCGGTGACCAGAGTTCCATGCAGCAACACCTCTACGATAAACTGCTTTAAGCGTAGATACTGAAATTCCTGACTTTTTCGCTTTTGCTTCAAGCGAAGAATCTGCACTACCTTCTTTCATCATTTTTCTTACTGCTAGAGTATGTTTGCTTGGTTTTGTTTTGGCTGTTGCATCGCCTGGAGCGGGTTCATAAGCTCTGGGATCACGGTCTGAATATTTGCTCATTTTTTTCCAATGCCTCTTTCGCGCCTTAGCAGTTGAAGAACTTAGTTTACCAACATAACTTTTAGGAAGACCAGATTCTTTATCTTTTGGTGTTTTTTCCATCAAATCTTCCTTAATACGTTGACTATATCAATATTCATTTCAATATCACTTGTATAAATCAATTCAGAATTAATAATCACTTTATTTGGAAGCCTACCTAAAGTAATCAAGAAAGGCTTTAAGTAATGATAATAACCTTTTAGTTTTAAAAACAACATAGGAGTAGCAGCATCATTAAATACGTTATAAAGTATTATCAAATGATTCAGTATTAATCTTTCTCTCAGCTCGTTTGATTCTTCATATTTTACAAATAATCTCTTGAGATATTTAAACCTCTTGAGATCATCATAGAACTCTTCCTTTTCATAACACTGTGCATTATCATAATGTCTTGCAGCGTATAATATAAAATTGTTTTCATCAAGTTTATTCTGCAGCAAAACAATTAACCCTTAAATCAAAAAGAGGGGAGAAAAATCTCCCCTCTCATTATTATTTATTAAGCATCTGGATACTGAATATCATCAGACTGATCACCAGTGATTGAACCCATGGCTACTAAGACTTCTTGGTTAATACGACCAGCCCGGCCACCAGTACCAACAGTACGACGTACCCAACCAGCATGAGTTAGTGTAGTACCACCAGCACCAGAACCTAATGCGGCAGTAGCAGTTGCCTGATCAGCTGCAGCTTGGATTTCAAAGAACTGAGCGTTGTTACCGGTGCCAGAAATTAATACGATTGTGTATGGTGTATATGTTAAACCAGTCGGTGTACCAGCAGTAGTTACGATCGCAACACCAGCTTCAGTCGTTAGAGTGAATCCAGTTACGTTTGGTGATGTACCTGTAACAGCAGAAACGGTATAGACTGTTCCTGTTGCATAACCAGTAATAGTACCTGTACCACCCAGTGTACCAGTAATCTCAATACGATCATTGGCAGCTAGAGTAGTTGCAGTACACGTAAACTGACCAGCAGTACCAGAGATTGCAACACCAGTAAGAGCAGTACGAGCAGGTGCTGCACCGGCAGAAGCAGCAAGACGGAAAGTTCCTGCAGCTAAACCAAGAGCAGATACGAAATACTCAGTATCGTTGACTAAACCAGTGATAGCAGTACCACCATTAGAGAAATACTTAACTGATTCAGCGGCAGTTAAACCGTGAGTAGCATAAGCAATTTGCTCACTGGCAATAGTAACACCAGAAGTAGGAATAGTGCGCTTTGGTTTAGCAATAGCAACGGTCGGTGCTGAAGTATATGCAGAACCTACGTTGGTAACAGCGATTGAACTAACTGCGCCAGCAGCGACAGATGCAGTAGCTGCAGCAGAAGCGCCTCCGCCACCAGAGAATGTAACTGCTGGAGCTTCTAAGTAACGGGTTTTACCAGAAACAACAGCTACGTTAGTAACATTATCACCACCGGCTGCGTCTTCAGTAGTGTCAATACCGAATACTTTATTAGAGTCTCCGTGGCCACCAATACCAGAGTCAGCTGACTCTTGAGCACACCATGCTGGTTTTTCAGATAATGTGTAGGTTTCTGCAGAACAAGTAGTGACTAAACCATTACCATTATTTGTACCCATTCTTACTAGAGCAACTGTATTGCTTGTAATTGTTACGATTAGATAATCAACACCAGCTGCACGAATAGTGTTACCGACTTTTGCTTCTGTCGTAAACAGAGTGCTTGATCCAGTTACCACACCAGTGCTGGCAATGCTGACTGTACCAGTTGCTGATTTGCTATCTTTATTTCCCCAAAGTGACATTTTATTCTTCTCCTATTAACGGTATTTAACGATTGAGCTTGTTCCACCCTCAGGCTTAGGCACGGGAGCAGTAACTGATTTAACGAAAGCATCATGAGAAGCATGAGCATCATTTTGGAACTTTTGCTTGTCAATCGTTTTTGGACGAGCTTCCATATGATCTTCAAATTTTGTGATGTGGCTTGGGCTGACTTCTTTCTTTTCGCCATTCAGGAATGTGACTGGCTTATTGATCGATACAGCTTTGCGTAGCTGAGCTCCAAGAGCTTCGAGTTCTTCTTTATCTTCGCCCTTGTTTTGACGCTCAAGATGACGCTGCCAAGCTGGCGAAGGTTTTTGTCCTTCCTTTGGCGCCTTCGGTGGACGACCACGAGCTTCATCAATTTCAACTTCTTCTTTAACTTCTCTACGCTTAAGTTCAGCCATATGAGAATCTAATATATCCTTGTGATGCTTAACTCTTTCATCCCACCCAGAATCTTCGCGATCTTCATATGGTGTTTGACCTAATCTGCCTAATGCGTTCTTAGATTTGTGATAATTGTTAATAAGATCAACCTTGGATAATTTGCTAAGGTTCTCATCAATTTCAACTTCTTCTTTTACATCGCCATGCTTAGCATCATATGATTTATTATATTGACTCATCTCACTATCCATAGTCCGAATTGGAAGATGCATGATAGAGCCGTAGAACTTAGCCGCAGCTTTTGCGTGTGCAGGAGTCTTATATGATTTTCCACTTAGGTAAGATACCTTACCTTCTGGATTCATAAGCTTTGCTCTGTGACCAGAATTAAACTTACTCTTTTCAGAGTCTGCTTTATATCCGTCATGAGCTTCATCGAGCTCTTCAAATTCGATATCGTTGATGCTGAATTCTTCAACACCTTCATCAAAAGCAAGAATGATTCTATTCTCAGTGATTTCTACGACTGTAGCAATGCCACGATCTTCGAATTCAAATTCCATACCTTCTTCGATTTCTAGTTCTTCATTGGCTAGCTTCTTAAGAGCTTGATGCATACCAGCCTTACGGTTGTAGGACTTGTCGTATAGCTTGTTGCTTGCTTTGCGGAGTTGGTTATCAAGAGCGTTTGCGTTGGTTCTATCATCGACGTCTATGTTGGAAACTACGCGACGAGCATTATCCAGATCATCCATCTTCTGGTCGATTCTTTGCTTGCTCTTTGAAGCCTTACTAACGTATGATGCTAGTGTCTTGTTTGAAAGCTCGTCAATAGTTTCGACTTCTTCATTGGCAGGAACCTTAACACCCTTTCCTACTGAAGCAGAAATACCAGGATTTATCTTACGTCCTGCCATCTTATAACCAGCCATTCTCTTGCTAAGTGTTTTTGTCTCTGATCCATCTTTTGACCAATCGCCTCCGCCAATCTTCATTTTATTTTGAATGTTAGTGCCTTGCTTCTTGGCGGCTGCTCTGTAGTCAGTAAGTTTGTTTTGGGAAAGTTCATCGATCTCTTCAACTTCTTCCTTAGCCAACTTGCGATTGGCCATTTTAATACCTTTATAACGTTGACCAACTCTACGGCCATCATCTACATCATCAGCATCGTAATAATCTTTTACTGCAGCTTTCTTATACTTCTGAACAGTATCTTTTGATAATTCGTCGAGCTCTTCAACTTCTTCTTTATTAAGAACAGTGCTGCCAGTATCACGTACTCTATTAATTTTAGTTCTTGCTAATGATAGACTATTGCTTTGTTGGCTTTTCATTTTTATACCAGCATCAACAGATTGTCCTGGCTTTCTGCCACCACTGAAAGCGGTTCTAGCTCTCTTATCGCCGTAACTTTTCATTGTATCAATTGAAAGCTCATCAACCTGTTCAACTTCTTCATTGATCTTATGATCACTAAGATCTACATCTGAATCGATATGGTTTTTAACATAGTCATGCACAACTTTTGGATCTTTATGGCTAAGATGAATTACTGGGTTGCCGCCTCCTGGACCATCGTAAGTATGGACCTTTGCTTTAATTCCTTTTGAATTAGCATGCTTTACGAGCTCGTCAACTGCAGCATTACCGTGTTCTCCTGAAATATCAAATTCATATGTTGATTCGGTAAGATCTGTTTCTTCATTGGTTTTCTTTTTACCAAAAAGCACATTTGCTACCATCTTATCCTTTTTCTTGGCTTGTTCTTCTTCTTTGCTTCCTTTTTCATAAGATGTTGGCGCAGTCTTATAATTATTTTCACCAAGAAGTTCTTCTGAAACTTCCTTGACTTGGTCTTTCTTCAATTTATACTTCATACCTTCGGCCATGACATGGATCGTTCCGTCACGAGCATCGCGGTGAACTACAACAGCGATTTCTTCGTGAAGATCTGATTGCATAGGAGAATGAAACTGAACGATATCGCTTACATCTACACCAGATTCGAGTGCTTCCTTTACAGCCTTCTTGCGACGAAGAAGTTTAAAATCATGAGCATCGATCTTGCCATTCTTGTTTGCATCGATCTTGTGCTGATTGCCCTTCAGTTCTTCGTCAAACTGCTGAACATGACGTGTCTGAACTGGAACAGTTGTTTCAATGATCAGCTTAACCGCATCGACTAGGCCTTTCGGTAGATTCTTTAACATATCGTTACTCATTTCTTCTTCTCCTAATGGAATATTTTATCTATTTATACTTTGATAGTTGATCTTAGTTTCCAAACAAGCGTCTCTCTATCATCAATTAAACCTTTAGATAATTCACAAGACCGGTTTTGTTTAATATTTTAGTTAGCCGGTGTATCTCCAGTTTTCAAAATGTTTCGACGAGTTTTTCTAAATATTGCCTTTGCTGGAATTGTGTTACCGTATGCATCTTTGTGTGCTGCAACAATTACTGGTTCTTTATCAGCGGTGACTGCATTCTCTTCAATTTCTTCACCTGGCGTATCTGCTCTATAAGCTTTATTGAGTGAATTAGTTCCTTGAAGGCGCTTTTTTGGATCGTTGATCTTGTTTCCATGCTGTTCAATAATCTTACGCATAATTTCAGTTTGCTTACCAAGCTCAGTTCTATAATTCGTATTACGATCTACGTTTTCAATGCCTTTACGCTTCTTCGTATTCTTATGTTGTACCTCTGGTTCAACTTGTTCTGGAACACAGTTAGGTACTCGACGACCGTTCTTTAGTTTTGTTCCAACTTGTTTATATTTCTTCCAGCAAGCTTCAACGATTTCTGTTTGTTCTGTCTTCATACGATCGAGCTTATCGACTGCTAGTGTCTGTCCTAATTTTCTTTGCTTAAGCTTACCGAGTAATCTTGTTTTTTGATCTTCATCGCCAGAACCTAGTTTGTTTAATGGCTGAGCATTCGTTCTATTCGCATATTTTTTGTTATTGATATCACCAATCTGCTTGACTAGATCCTTTGCTTCTTTATTAGATTTCTTAGCATATGAATCAAGTGTAGCAGGACCTAATTCCTGAAGATCTGCATCTTCATTAAAGTAAGTCTTACCTTGATTGATGTACGAATTGATTCGAGCAAATGCGTACTGAACTTGGTTTACTTTGCAATCTTCAGTCCATGCAGCTAGTCCACGTGAAAACACTTCAGCTAAAACATCAAACTCAATACCGGATTGATTAGCTTTACGATCAATTGCTTCAGAAACCTTATCGCCGCTAAATGATTTATGCATTTTAATAGAAGCTGCCGGCTTGCTCGTCTTTCCTTTTTGCGCACTTGTTTTAGGTAAACGTGGTTCACCTAGTCCAGAACTCATTGTTGAATTTGGACTACCGGCCATAGGTCTATTCGGATCTTGTGGAAACGCAACTTCGAATAAATCGTTAACTTCTTCTTTCATTGTGTGTCCTTCTTCAGCGCCCATGTTTTGAATTGAATGCCCGTGTAGATATGATTGAAGTCTTTCATATTCAGCTTTCTTTACCTTGGGCATAAGGCGAAGAGCGAGTTTCTTAATAGCATTTGCTTTACCGTCAAGCATACGATCAATTGAAATTTTTTCTGATGGGCCAAGCTTCGCGTATTCCGCGCCGCGTTCGCCTGCAAGTTTCTTACGCATAACTGATCGAGCAAGTTGAAAGGACCGCTTACGAATATTCTTTTCAGCTGCAAGCTTTCTTTGTGCAATTTCACGAGCTCTTTCGATCTTTGTGTGATGAGCTCGCATCACCTGCGCTCGCTTCCGGCGCTGTTCAATGCTTAACGTTTCATTAATTTCGTTATCTTCCATGACAGTCCTTAGAAATTAAAAAACTCCTAGCTGCGAAGCTAAGAGTAATAAGGTTGCGGTTAAGGCTAGGAATTCTATTTGACTTATCATCATATAGAATAGGAGAAGAAGTCACAGTTTGTCGTTCGTCGCACATAAGGGTTTTCCGTAGACTTACCTTGTTGATGCGGGGGTGCCTTAGCCTTAACCGCTAAGTGTATTTATACATTTAAAATACTAGCAATTCCATTTACGAAGAGCAAGTGCTTTACGAGTTGGACGACCCTTTTCATCTTTCATTGGTCCAGGCATGCCTCCCATTCGAGCACAGAAGCTCTTACGACGGCCAGCTGCTTTACTGCCTGGCTTTAATTTAGAAGGCTTAGTCGTGACTGGAGCTTGTAGGTTTCCGCCAGTCTTATTGTTGTAATAATCGCGGCCTTTTTGAGTTAAACCACCAGTAGAACTCTTATGTCCTTTTCCATCGACTGCGGCTTCGTCTAAAAATTGTTTTAATGTTTTCATTTTATTTACTCTCTAACATTATCCAAGATTTAAAGCGAAGGAACACTGATTCGTTCTTCAGTCCCATACCATTTCTTACATCATCATAAAGTGCTTTAGCGTGTTCATGCGATACATGATCAGGAAGACCTGACCTAAATGATTCATAATTTCCGGATTGAGCATGAGATCTCATCTTTGATGCAGACATGCCTTCTACGCCTTCTGCATCAGGATCCCGCTTACCAGCAGAAACGAGTTTAATTGACTTGAAGTTGAATTCACCGGCTGGATGATTATACTTGTCAATGATTCGCTGATATTCTGGAATACGATCATCACCCGCAACCATTGTTACATGTGTGTAACCAGAAGCATGCAATTGTTTAAGATGGTGAATAAAACTTGGGTGTTCTTTTGATGATGCTGAAAAATTAGTATTTGGAAATATTCTTCCAAGATGCTTCAGCTTCTGTTCAGAAGTCAAAGGATTTTTCTTTGGATCAACAGAATGAGATACGCGAATATCGTGCTCAGCATTCTGAGATTTTGCCAATGATTTGACACGATTAATTAGCTTCTGATGGCCAACCGTAGGCGGATTCATTCGTCCGAATGTGGTAACTATCGCTTTCATTACTTTGGCCTATTAAAGTTTGCTGCTGAAAATTCTTGACGATCTACAAATTTGGTTGGACGATTATTTTGTACAACCACGAAGCCTTCAGGTTTTGCTTTCTTTCCATCAATATTGTTTTCAAAATCACCACTATGAGAAGAAAGTGCATTTGTTAAAACATTCTTTGCGTTTTGTAAATGATGATGTAACTCGAGCATCTTTTCGAAGTGTTGCTTATTTGTCATAGCGTGATCAAGCGTACGTTGCATCTCTACAGTTTTTGCTTCTTTAGCTTTTGGAGTCTTTACATCATCAACTTTTTTCTGAAGTGATTTCTTATAATGCTCTATAAAACCTTCGGTCGAAGGGCGAGTTCCATTACGCACAGTAGAATTAATATAAGTCTTTAATGGAATCTGATGAGGAACAATTGCATCATGATTAATTCCACGTGAAGCTCTAATCGACTTCTTTAAATGTTGTTTAAATTCTGATTGTTGTTCAGGCGTATATTTTGTTTTTTCTAAGTTGTGTTCAACTGAAATCATATGAACATCTGGATGTTCTCCAAATGATTCTAACTTTGGAGCATATTCAGCTTTCATATCATCAAATGTATCGCCCTTATACGCGGTATGAACTGCAACACCGATCTTTGCTCGCTGAGCAGCTTTGCCTTGTTTGGAACCCGATGGAGCTGAGTAAGTAATTGTGTTTGGCGTAAAAGATACTTTTCTACCAGTCTTTTGCACATCGTTACCAGAGTGCATGACATCACCTTGGAATACACCTCTTGGTGGTGTTACTTTTGGTAGATGCTTTAGAGCAGCTCCAAGCTTTTCTACGAGTCCAGGCGCATGGCCATGATTCTTTTCGATGTCTTCTTGAGTGTAGTTGATCTTTGGATTTTTATTAAATGCAGACTTTGAAGCAACAAAAAATCTTCCAGTTTCTGGATGACGACCAAAGACAATCGAAGGAGATCCATCAAATTTTGTGGTGATACGAGTATCGTTATTTGCACCACGAAGTTTTCTGTGTACAGCATTCAAGTTACGAATTGCATGAGAAATGCCTTCGGCTCCAGCATTAATAGGATGATCTTCAAGGTGCTCAAGGTGAGTGAGCTTATCCTCACTTGCAGCTGATTCTTGAATGTATTCTTTAAAGCTAAGCATATTATACATGAGCAACTCCAGAGCCTTTGATTGTACTTAATGGATCGCTTTGTGAACCAAATTTAATTCTATGTGAGGCAAATTTTGTTTTTTTACCAGTCTTAGGATCTGTATGATAAAAATGTACAGCTGTGCCAGAATGTTGAACTGAAATATTTTTATGATCCTGAAGAATGTGTTCAAAATGTGAACTTGGATCAATTGCATGATGTTCAATTTTACCACGCTTTTCGTATGTAGTATGTCTAATATGATTATGACCTTGTGCCTGCATGGGAGTTGTATTGGATGCTAATACATGATTTCTAATATGCTGAACTAAATCCTCTGACTTCATATTAGAAAGTTTAGAATGTAAATTATTAGCAACAGATCTTAATGTGGTTATATTGCGAGCTTTAATATCTGCAGCCATTTTTGGATTATCCGATAAAATTTTAGCGCGCTTTTCTTTATTTGATGCTTTACCTATTTCAGGATATGCTGCTATAATGCTATCTTTATGTTTATTATGAATTAATTCGCCTCCAAGAGTTGAACTCATGCCGGGATTTGAAACTGGTATTTGTTTATTTGCTGAATCAGTTACCTTTAAGCTTATACCGTGGAATTTTGTTTTTTTCCCATTTGATGTATGAACTACAATATCAGAAGCATCTTGAGTTTGTGATGCATCTATGCCGGTTGATTTTTTTAAATCACCCGGTTTTGACGTCCAATGCACTTTTGTAATTTTATGCCCAGCAGTTTCAGCGCTTTTCCTAATATCGTCAGCCGCGGATTTTGCTCGATCAAAAATTTTCTGATAATGCTCAGGTTTTATAGATGATTTAAGTTTATCGTGGGCAATCTCTGGGCTATCGCCAGCTTTATCTTCATGATGATCCATATGATTACCGCCATTTAGATGATAACCAACGAGCAATTCATGTAATTTACCTTTAGTATCAGATGATGGCTTTGATTCATCTTTTACAGATTCATATACATACTGGATATAGTCTCTAAAGCGCAGCATAGTCATCCCTCAATCGTTTATTGACTATTTATAAAATTTTCATAACACTGAAGAATATCGGTTCGATCCATGTGATCCCTTTGTGGGAAGAAAGCAAAATGCGCACATGCAAGATCGGTATGTATAGTATTCATTAATCCATTTTGTTGTACGTATTCCTGACTAAGCCACGTTTCTTCATCAATGCCTACGTCTCCACCAAATTCAGCAAATTTAGAACCGAGCCAAGAAATGCAATTAATGCTGTATCTTTCGTTTGTTTTATAAGCATGATCAAGATTTCTGATCTGCTGATAACCATCAGTCAAGAACCAGCGATGAAGTCTTTCTGCAAAAAATGGATCCTTCCAACCGATATCATCGACACAATTTCTACTGATAGTTGGCATGTCAGAGCATAAACCGATGCTTTGTAAAAGCCATGTACAGACCGCATTATTGATTACAAGTGGGGATACGAGGAATGATTCCTTATCATTCCATCTTCTTTCAGCCAATCTTTTGATGATAAATGGATCAATATAACAAACATCATCATCAAATCTAATATAAACTGTGTTTGGATCTAAACAGTTTCTAAAGAATTGATAAATGGTACTGCCTGCCCAGGAATTACCATGACGTTTAATCGGAGATTCAACCACTCGAATATTTGGATGTAATGATGGAAGAGAATCAATATATTCAATATCCTCTCGAACATTCGTATTCTTCCAAATTTGAAGTTCATCCCAGGAATCACTTTGTTTAAGTATTTGAGAAATTAAGAGTTGCATATATCTCTTTCTTCCTGCTGGAATTACAACGCATACTTTATATTCACTCATTTTCTTTCTCCCATTTTGCCATGGCGGATCCTATTACCTGATGCATATCATAATAGCGATATTCAGAGAGTCTTCCACCAAAAATTACATTTTGTTCCTTAAGTGCTAAAATTTCGTATTGTTTAAACATTTGAGTATTATGATTATCATTAATAGGATAGTATGGAATCTTATTTCGGCTCCATATCTCAGGAGTCTCTCGAGTAATAACTGTCTTTAATGACCGACAGTATTTATCAAAATGTCTATGTTCGATTGTGCGAGTCCATGGATTATCAGATGAGCAATCATTAATTACTGCAGTACCTTGGTAGTTATCCGTATCAAGTATTTCAGTCTCAAATCGAAGTGTTCGATATTCAAGCTCACCATAACAATAATTAAAGTATTCGTCTATCTTTCCCGTGTAAACAATCTTATCTGCAATATCGTCCCAATCTTCCTTATTGAATTTTGTATTGAGAGTAACATTAATATTCTCGTGATCAAGAATGTTTTGCATAAATTCCGTATAACCATATCGAGGAATACCTTGATACTTATCATTAAAATAATTATTATCGTAAGTCATTCGCACAGGAAGCCGCTTAATAATTGATGCTGGAAGATCCTTAGGATCTTTCTGCCACTGCTTCAGTGTATAATGCTTGATTAGCTTTTCATAAACTTCAGTACCAACAAGCGATATTGCTTGTTCTTCAAGATTCTGTGGATTATCGTTTTGTACGATAGTAGAGATGAGATAGGCATACGCTTCTTGTGGTGTTGACGTTCCCCACATCTCATAAAATGTATTCATATTAAATGGAAGCGAATACAATTTACCACCAGACAGCGCTTTAGGCGAAAAAACCAAAGGAACAAATTCTGAAAACGTATTTACCCATTGCCAGATGTCTTCATCATTTGTGTGAAAGATATGAGGTCCATATGTGTGAACTTCAATACCTTCAATATTTTCACTATGAACATTGCCACCAAAATGATCTCGTTGTTCCACTACTAAACAAGTTTTGCCAGACTCTGCTGCGAGTCTGGCAAATGTACTTCCAAAAAGACCTGATCCTACTATAAGATAATCATATCTCATTTAATTGTTCCTTAATGTAATCAAATACTCGATCTTTTGGTGTAATATTAAATGTATTTTCAAGCGCAACTGTATTTGCTAATGTTTTATGTGGATCGCCAGGTCGATAATTTGCAAAAACAATATTTGTTTCATTAGGTTGAATGGCTTTAGCGATACGTATTATTGAATGTGCTAGACCGGTTCCAACATTAAACGTTTTTCCATAAGGATCTGGTCCATAAAAGTTATGTGTGACACATTTAAAGTTGACATTAACAACATCATCAACATGAATAAAATCTCTCATTTGTGTTCCATCACCAAAAATCTTAAAGGGTTGATCTTTGCGATAATTGTCCATAAAGATTGCTACGACTTGTGCGTATTGGCCAGAAGCATCTTCACCGGGACCATAAACATTAAAATATCGTAGTGAAGTGGTTCTTAGCTCATGCTGTTGATTATAGTGCTTACATAGCAATTCAGCATGATACTTGGAATGCCCATAGTGACTAATTGGATTAGTATTATACTCATCTGCTCCCCATCCATCATTCCATCCATCATTACCGTATACAGCTGAAGTTGATGAATTTACTACATGCTTTACACCAGCTTCAAGCGCACATTGTAAAACGGTTGCTGTGCCTACATAATTTGTATTAAAGGCTATGGTAGGATTTTCTTCACACGCTGGAACACGTGATACTGCGGCCATATGAAACACATAATCAACGTTATCATAAAGCCATCGAGTTTCTTTATACCTGCAAACATCATTGAAAACATATTTGATCTTTGGATGCTCAATCCTTCTTCGTGTACCCGCTAAACCAATATCAAGTACAATAACTTCATGATCTTCATCAAGAAGTCGCTGACACATTCTTGCGCCAATAAAACCAAGTCCACCAGTCACTAATGATTTCACTTCAATACCCTTCTTATGATTTTTGGTTCATGAAAAGAACCTGGTACGTTTTGTTCTTTATATTTTTCCTGCATATATGTTGGATAAGCAGATGATAGACAGATACTCTGCTCTTGATATGCTTCAGTTTTATCATAAATTGATTGTCGATGTGGATGATGCATGGATACTTCATGAAGAACATGTGCCTCACATTTCAATATATCACAAAGCACAAAATCAAAACCCCATCCAGTTGATGGATCATATAAATTCCAAAAGTCCATCACCTCAGCAATACGGGATACATGAACAAATGGAGCCATAATTTCAACAAAATTAGTTACAGAATATTGAAGATAAGGATTTGCAAATAGTATGCGATAATGGCCAGATGAATTTTGGTCAAGTGATATTTGAAAGACTTGGCTATTCAGATCGTGGGCGGCCCTAAGTGCTTCGTTTAAGGTATCTGAACTAAAGATAAGATCATCATCAATAAACCCAACATACTCGTATTGTGAAAGATCAAGCTGTGATAATACTGCTTTGGCCAAAGCCCACTTCATTCCTCTCATATGAGTAATTTCATCATATGAGTTTACGTCATGTTGATAATCATTGTAATTGATTAAGTGTATATCATATAGAGATCCTGGCGTTTTAAAGCGCCAGTGATCTTTAGTTTGAACTGATACACCCGATGGGCAAAGTATAAGTGACTTTTTCATTATAACTCCATTATACGGATGATTCCTTATATTGAAACCATTCCGGGACTGGACGACTCGTCCAAATCATTTTAAAGCGATGCTGCTTTGTTTGATAAAAATTACGATACGAACCAACAATGTCACGATAATTTATACACTCAGGATTAGCTTTCATTGCCAAAGGCTGCGGAGTGAATGAACCAGCCTTGATTTGGAATGGTCGATTCTTAAGCACACTGCGAAGAAGCTTATCAGTTGCATGAATCTTTCCGTATCGATATGTATACTCATCACATAGTGCAATAAAATGCTCGTAATGCCAATCATAATTAGCACCGGATTCAGCAGACCATACAGTGCAAGGATGATGCATATGTACAGCTTTGTAAAGAACTTTGTCAAGCGCAGGATCTGGATGAATCCAATGCTTTGATATAGTTTTACCGGACTTTGAAGGAGCACGTGTAAGTCTACCGTCGAGCATACGATGAACTGTCGAAAGCATTTGAGCACTTTCGACAGCCATCTTTGGAATATGCTTATTACACTGGAGTTGAGCTGCTATTACTGGATTATTGTCAAGTACAAAAAGATTCACTGAATGTCTCCGTTAATATTAATCTGAAAAATATTCGTTATTTTCTTTTTCATCAACATTTTCTTCGGGAGGAAACGTTTCATTCCATTCATCATCGGTGATTCCAGTCAATAGGAATTCACGGTGAGCTGTATTAAGATTGGGCATAGCGTCCTGGATAAGAGCGCCGTTTTCCCAAGCTTTAATTTGTTCTTCTGTAACAGGCATGTCAAGAGTACGAATGATACCAGAGATGAGTGAACGTCGTTCGATAATCATATTGATTCTCCGAGGTTGGTGGAATTTTAATAATACACCATAGAAGAAATTAAGTACACCGTCAATTCAGAAAAAATGCTGGCGTGTTTCCATCAAACGCTCCACCCATGTTGAGATTCTTTAACATGGATAAAGCTTTATCCATTTCAGATTCGATGATAAACACATCAATCACTTGATTCGTTGGAGTTTCAACGATCCTTACCACACCAAGTTCTTCGTCTCTTTCTAGCTTATACATCATTATCGGAATCCTTTAAATTTTTCTTTATCGAACTTATCACCAGACGGTGTTTTGTCAAACACTGGCTTATCATCTTGTATATCATTTTGAGCACTTTCCTCAAGGTCAAACAACTTCATCTTCGCTCGTTCAACACCAAGAACAAATCGACGTAGATAATTCAAATCATTGTAGCGATTCTTGAGTTGCTTAACCAGCAATTGGCCAAGGCCTTCGAGTTCTTCAGACGTGATCAATGCACACATAAAGTCTGCTGTGTGAGCCACACCAAAGCTTTCAGAAACATCAGTGATATCAACATCAGAGTCGCCGTAACCACCACGAGTAGTTTGAGTCGCGGTAACGAGAGCTACGTTAAACTCGACTGCAAGGCCACGTAATTCTTCAACGATGGCTTTAATGTAAGAATAAGAGTTGACATTAGATCCATTCTTAATACGGCTTGAAGCACAAATGTTCAGGTAGTCAATATAGACTATATCCGGAGCAAAGTTCTTCTTTAGACGAAGTTCATTGAACAAGTGTCTAAAGTTGCCAGAGCCAGCCGAAGAAGTAGGATACTCTTTGATAATAAGCTTACCCTTTGTCTTTCCCTTCAGTCGTTCCATCTTTGAAACGTAAGCGTCTTTAAACATATCATCGAGCTCTTGGATCGTAACATCAAGCAAGTTAGCATCGATACGACGAGCAATTTCAAACTCTGCCATTTCCATCGTAATGTAGAGTACGTTCTGACCCATCATAAGGTTGTCAGCTGCCATGCTACACATGGTCAAACTTTTACCAACGCCAGTGCCGGCAAGGAAGATGTTAATCGTCTTACGACCAAAGCCACCCTTCGTAATCTTATTGAAGAACGTAAGAGCGAATGGAATCTTTTGTTGCTTAGTGTGATAATATTTGTATCGATCTTCGATATCCTGAAGGAATTCAACACCGATGCTATTGTCAAAAGACACACCGAGGGCTTGAGTCAGAAGTTCTGGTATCGATCCCTTGTCAAGATCCTTTTCCTTCTTGTCCATGATCCTGATGGACGTCATGATGGCATTATATATCGCCTTATCTTGACAGAACTTTTCAGTTTCAGTAAGCATCCATTCTTCAGAACGAATGTTGTCTGTTTGAAGCGATTCAACTAGCTCGTACGTTTCTTTAAATTGATCTTCGTTTAATCCCTTTACATTTGAGAGTTCAACCTTTAGCACTTCCTTTGTTGGAAGTTCATTAAACTTATCTACAAACTTTTCAATTACAGTAAAGAGCACTTTGTCATTTATATCATTGAAGTACTCTGCCTTGATGTAAGGCAGAGTCTTCCGAGTATAATCTTCATTCGAAATAAGATTCGAAAAGATTAGATTTTCCAAACGCATAATTATTCCTTATTCGTCGTCTTCGACAGAATCCATGAGTTGATCAACGCTATCTTCCTTTTGCATCAAAGCGCTTTCTGGAAGACGATACTTGTTTTCAACAAACGTATTGAACTTCGGGCACTTCAATAGTGGCAACCAGAAGTCCGATGTATATGTATCTTTCAGGCGATAAGATTTCTCTCCATATTCGCCAGTTTCAGTATTAATTTTTTGATACCATCCGTTCTTTGGCTTGATCACATGACTCGATTCAAGTGCTAAGTCGAGCAGTCCACCCCACCGGCTTACACCACCTTCGTAAGTCACTTCAATCGGGATCTTGCTCTTTTCCTTGACAAAGCGTGACTTTTCAACGTTGATTACAAAGTTGTAACCAATGACTTCAGTGCCATCCTTTTCCTGTTGACGACCAATGATAAACACTGTGTTCGCAGAGTACATAACACCAGTACCACCACTTACGATTGCCTTCGGGAACATCCCTTGTTCCATATAAACGTGGTTGACCACGATCATTGGAATGTCCTTCATTGTAAGGTGTGGTGTAACCATACGGAATACAGACTTCATCTGCTTTGCTCGAGTCATATCTGCTGCAGAGTTTTGCTTCAGTGCATCTTCAACTTCTTTCTTCGAAGCTAGGTTGCCAATCGAATCAACTACGATAACAATCTTATCTGCTCGTTGCAGCTCACCCATCTGAGACATAAGATCAAACTTAAACTGCTCTAAGTCAGTGATTGGAGTATGAACAACACGATCGAGTGGAATGCCAGCTGACTTGAAGTAACTTTGTGGCGTACCAAATTCTGAGTCATAAAAAAGAAGCACAGACTCAGGATACTTGTCAAGGTATGCCTTTGCCATGATCAAACTAAACGATGTCTTAAAGTGCTTCGATGGGCCGGCCAGAACAAGCAGGCCAGGAGTAAGTCCACCAGAGATAGATCCCGACAAAGCTAAGTTAATAGCCGGAATCATAGTCGTAATCATATCCTTTTTATGAAAGAACTTCGAATCTGCAAGGATGTCGGTTTCTTTAATCGTACTATTCTTAATCAAACGTTGCATTAAACTCATGTGTATTCCTTTCGTATAGATCATTGGATAATAGACACTATAATCCATTCAAGTAATTATGTAAACAGCTTACTTCATTAAATCGTCTAATTCATTAAGAAATTTTTGAAGCCGTTCAGTTCTATTCGGCCAATTGATGATAGGATTAGTGTCGCCATTTTTCATTAGGTTTTTAATAAGAGGTGTAATGATTGCATACATCTTTTGTAGTCGATCTCGATATTGATCAACTTCTGTTTTTTGCAAGCTGCTAATATTTGTAGTAGTAAAACCAAAATCGTTTTGGCTATCATTAAAGTCAATCATATGTTACCTCAATCAAAGAAGCTATCAAGAGTGGCGCGTTGTTCATAATTCCAACCAATAGCATTCAGAATGATTTCCATTGGAGACAGGAATGACTTTTCGAACTGCAGATCGTAGTTCAAGTAGCGTTCAAGTTTGAATTCCTTTGGCATATCGCCAGGACATGCAATCACATTGACGCCATGTGGATTAGGAGATCTTAGATAGCAATATCGAATCTTGTCTCCATTACCAATCAACTCATATTTATCTTCAAGACCCAAGCGTTTAATCAAGTGGTTATAAAGAATTGCACCCTTGGCATTAATAGGTGTACCCATCTTGAATAGAGTAGAGCTATTCTTGACTACGTATTCATCAACGTTTGACACACCGCGAGGTGCAGCGATTTCATAGAATGGCATTTGCTTGAAGCTGTCACGGAAGTTTGCTACGTACGTTTGAAGAGACTTTTCATCTTTGTTCATAATGATGTTAAGAGCTTCCTTAATTGCATCTCGACAAGATGATGGAGTTGATGATTTGATCGCTTCGATCCCAGTCATCTTAAGCTTAGGTTCCTTGAAGCGAACACCTTCAACATCCCATGCATTCATAACGTAACGCTTCTTTGCAGTCCAGATTGCTTTGTCTGCAATCGTTTCCCGCTTCATTCTCATCTTTTGTTGATAAGCGTTCATGTAGATCGCAAGCTTTTCAAAGCTTTTATTGATGATGTCCTGGAGTTTACTCCCGCAGAATTTATCGATCCAGTTGACAATCTTTTCCCTGTCAGACTGATCTTGAAAGAACTTGCTTACGAGCGTATCGAGACAAACGTAAAGAGAATCTGTATCATTAGCGACAATATAATCTACATTGGTTGTTCCACACAGCTTATTTAGATAGTCATTCACATCGTCTGAAACCCAACGAATTGACAATTGACCAGAGAGTGTGATTGCTTCAGCATGGTTTACATCAAACCAAGCAAAGTATCGATTACCCAAGGCACCATATGCGGAGTTCAGAAAGATCTTGAGAGCCATCTGAAGATTATTAAGCTGAGCAATTTCTTTTAGAAGTTCAGAATTTTTTGTCTTTTCATATTCCTTTTTTACCTCGATCATCTGTTTCTTATATGTTGAGCGGCCGGCATAAAGATTTTCCATGATTTCAGCAAGGAAGCCTTGCTTATCGCGAGTGTAAATACAACCATTCGCAGCATAAGCAAAATCAAGCGAGTAACCTTCTTCCTCAAGATTGAGTTTACGCTGAAGAAGCTTATCGACCGAGTGAAATCCTTGTAATCTTTCAACAAACATTTCAGGAGAGATGTTGTATTGCATGATGAGGTGAGGATAAAGACTGTCAAGATCAAATGACACCACCCACTTATGCATGCCCGTCTGGACTTCTTTCACATAACCACCGGCAAATTCAGTCGATAGATTAGTAGACTTTGTCTTTGTGACAATAAGATTACGATCCATGAGGAAGTTGTGGATGTAGACTTCCCAGATCTTCACCGAACCAAGTGTATCAGTGTAGTTCACCTTTGCCATGTAAGCAAGAGTGTACACCAACTCAATTAGTTTCATCTTCGCTTCAAGCTTATCGATAATGTCAACATCCTGAATGTTATATTCGATAAAGAGCTGGTGATTACGTTCCCAGAGATCATTTAGGTCTGTATAACCCAATGTTTGGTAATCTACCTTACTTTCATCGAGTTCAACTTGAGCAATGTAATCGAGCTTGTATGTTTCTTGCTGAGTGTAAGTAAACTTCTTATAGAGAGCAAGATAGTCAAGAATAGATATGCCCTGCAATTCGTAAGACGTAATCTTCCTGCCTTTAATCTCAACATCATAAGGTCGAATCATTCCCCACGGGCTGAGTTGCTTTACGTGATCTTCACCGAGCACCTTCAAGATGCGACGTACAAGATAAGGAATGTCGAAGAACTCAATGTTCCATCCTGTTAATACGTCAGGAGAATACTCGACACTGTTCAAGACCGTAATGAACGATTTAAGTAGATCTACCTCTGAAGCGCAATGGTAGTACTTGACATCTTCTCGATCATTTTGGAATGGCTTAAGACCGAAGGTAGTCTTTTTTCCGTTACGAGAAATGGAGATAGCAGTGATTTCATTTGGCGTGGTTTCGATCGCTGTAGCAATATCTTCCTTGCCAATCTTTGTTTCGATATCGAGTGATACAGACGAAACGAGAGACGGATCATATTTGATGTCGCCTCGAAACGTATCATAAATGTAAGTGTAAAGAAAGTTCGTAGAGCCAGAGATTTCGAACCCAGATGTGTTTTCATACGTACGTGAAAAATCCTTGGCATCATAGATGCTATCGAATTCCATCTTATCTACTGGCTTACCAAAGACAGTACGAAACTTCGTGTTGCCGGTCTTTGATGGAACAAACAGATAAGGACTATACGACACAACCTTTTTATACGGACGGCCGTCCTTTACTCCACGAATGAGAATTTTGTTTTTGTTTACGTATACGTTTGTGTAAAAATGCATTTATGACTCCAACAGATATATAACATATTCAGTATACACTATTTCAACAATTAAGTAAATAAGGAGAACGTTATATGAAGTGGGTTAATGTTGCCAGAAGCCTTATCGGAACAAAGGAACTTCCGGGGCCGGCTAATAATGCTAAAATCATGGGATGGGCCAATGCTCTTGGTGCTAAGGTTTTAGGCATTTCATATACTAAAGATTTAATCCCATGGTGTGGACTTTTTGCGGCTTGGTGTGTTCATTCAGCTGGATTTGTTCCGCCAAAGGTTGCGCTTCGTGCTTCAGAGTGGGCAAAATTTGGAACAGCGCTTCCACTTAATGGTACGCCTCCACTCGGAGCAATTGCAGTTTTTTCTCGTGCTGGAGGAGGCCATGTTGGATTTGTTGTAGGTGTTCATGAGAACGGCGATCTTGACATTCTTGGTGGTAACCAAGGTGACGAAGTGAACGTAAGAAGATTTAGTCGTGATCGAATCACTCATTTTCGTTGGCCGCCAAATACGCCTGCAGGAAAATTTGCTCCTACGGTAAAGGGCACTAAAGCAACGACAGGCGAAGCATAAAAAGAAAGGGGCCTTCGAGGCCCCTTTCCATTATAAAGCTAATGTGGCGTAAAATAAGACTCCACAGAATGCCAATCCACTAACGGAAGCCATTCTGGCAATTTTACGAATTATAGAATTACTCATTAATCTTTACCTTCCTTGGTTTCTTTTCATCAGGAATCACGATATCAAGCGTAAGAGTCAAGACGCCGTCCTTAAGCGTAGCAGCACCAACCTTAATTGATTCGCTAATTGTAAACGCTTGTTTGAACGATCGAAATGCAAGACCCGCATGAAGTGCTTCTAGATACTCTTCCTGTTCAGGAGGAGTGCGCTTACCAGAGATAATAAGCTTATCAGCTGTAACTTCAATGTCGAGATCTTCTTGAGTAAATCCTGCAACAGCCATTTCAATGATGTAATTTTCCTTGTTCTTATATAGATTATAAGGAGGATAATTCAAGGGCTTTGCGGTTTGTGTATCAAGAAGAAGATCGATCAACTTATCGAAGCCAATGACATTCTTTGTGCTGTTCATGAATGGATTATCTTTAAACATAATTTTTCTCCTTTAAAAGCGAGTTGTTATAGTTCTGCCTCATATGAGCGCAGATTAATCATCCTGATCTAAAATAGAATCAAGATATACTCTTACAATCAAATGATTGAAGAGATAGAATGCAGCAGTGCACAATGCAAGTGTAATGCTGAACTCTGATAGGGTTTCACTCAAGATCGTATATCGATAAAGATCTACGAGAGTGATTGCTAAGACTACTGTAATACAAATTTTCTTTAGCATATACTATATAATACTCATTTGAGAAATGTAAAGGGTCCGCATCAAAATTTTTTAAAACCAGCCTTTCATGTTAGGTCGCCTTTTAGGCAGCTTAGGATCCTTATCAGGGAATGGCGGCGTCAAAACGACTTACCATCCGATATTCATATTTCATGATACCACTCCCTAGACCATTCGGTCAGCCAATTGCGCCGCAGAACAACCATGTCATGCACGACGTTCAGATCCTTCTTACCAGTATACTCTTCACACGAAAGAATGGCAAGCGTAAAAGCTGAGATATCAGCCGTGCCCTGCGTGTTCGGCAGGATATCTAGATACGTATCACCAATCTTCCTCATGTACTGAGGAAGCTGATTCCACTCTTGCATCAGTTGCTTCTCATATTCAGTCATTTTTACCACTCCAAAGTGTAACCATCGCTGGGCTTGTAGTCATAGTGACGAAGGTCGCGGACCTCTTCATGCATGGCAGAGCCACTCCAACCTTCGTAGCGAAGGCACTTGACGAACTCACCGTCCTTATAGACGTTGACCGCATAGTCAAGCATGGTGCTCTGGCGAGGAGTGGTATAGGTTTGAACTTTCATGTTTTTTCCTTTCCTTACTCTCTCAATCTACCATAGAATAAAAAATAAAGGAAATAGTTTTTAGTAAGAAAATTCCAGCAGTTCGGCGCTGTACATCTTAACTGCAGTGGTTACCATTAGTGACTGGAGATAGGTCTTCTTCTGAGTGATAGAATCCTCTAGCTCTGCGATCTTTTCCTTCGTGAGGTTCCAGATCGGCATCTGAAGCAATTTATCGTAAGACTCAAAGCCGTTTTGAGTCAGGAGCTCGATCAGATCCTTCTTGTTCTTACTGCGGAAAGCCTCTGTGTTATCGAGATAGAACAGGATGAATCGAAGCTTCTCGTTCATGAGGTCGATCTGCTCCTTTGTTTCAGCGATCAACTTCTGACGACGAGTCTCGTAGCAACCAAGGCGCCAGTCAGCAAAGCGAGTGATGATGTCTTCTGCACTGTCAAACTTTTCGAGTGAACCTTCTTCGTTCCAGAGCGTATAGTTCTCCGTATCACGAGAGATCAGCTTGAACTTCTCGTACAAGCGAGTCTCAGTCAAAGTAGTCGTGGTACGAGGACACGTGACGAGGAAGTCGAATCCCTCTTCAGTCGAGCGATCTTCGAAGTCTTTGATAAACCCTTCGTCCTCGAGCTTTACGAGATGATCTTTGTACTGATCGAGGTAGAAACCTACTGGCAGCTCAGTGATATGAATCGTAGTAGAGTTCTTCACTTCCAGCTTGCCAGTGATCGAAACTTGGCCGCTGTTCTTATCACGAGTAATGGTGCCACTGAATCCGTTATACCAAGGATTCAGACGATACTTGTTTAGCTTCTTTCCATCAAGGACTTCCAGGATTGCCTTCTTAATATCGTTTGGATTATAATTCATGATGTAAGAAGCATAGCCGGTTCCAGTTCCCTGAGATCCATTGATAAGAACCAGAGGAAGAATAGGCAGGTAATGCTTCGGCTCGATCTTTTCACCGTCAACGATGTTATGCTCGAGGATACACTCGTCTTCTTTTTTAAAGAGCTTACGATAGTTCTTTGACAACTGAGTCATGATGTAACGAGAAGCTGCAGCTTCCTTCGTTAGGCGAGAACCAAACTGACCGCTTGGTACGAAAACGTTCATATTATTCGTACCAGTGTAGTCGACTGCCATGCCAACAATGGTCGATTCCATCGAGCCGGTGCCATGATGATAATCAGTTTCAGACGCGATATAGGCTGCAAGACGCTCTACCTGAATCTCTGAGGCACTCTCTCCACGAAGAGTAGTTCCATACAGTGCTTTACGCTGAGAAGGCTTCAGGCCGTCCTGAATGGCTGGAATCGACCTTACGTTATCGTAAAGTGAGAATTCCTTGAAAGCGGAATTCATAAAGTGCTTAGCTTTGATTGAACGGATCATGATAACCTCAGTTGATAAAGTCTTCGAAGCTCAAGGCAGGTGTCTTGAGCCATTCCTTACGATCATTGGCACGTTCGTGATTGAATGCCAGGTCTATAGCATCTCTATCATCTTTCTCATTTAAAGTAAACTGGAAAAGATAGTTTTCCATGTTTTCAAAGTAATTTCTAAACTCTGCGGCAGACGACGTACCGAGACCCTTATAGTACTTAAAGGACCAGTTCTTTTCCTTCGTGGATTCTTGCCAGTCTTTGAACTCTCGTTCGGTAAAGAACTCGAGTACCTTCTTGCCCTTCAGGTTCACTTTCAAGAGCGGCGTACGGAAGATGTGGATTACACCAAGGTCGAACAGTTCTGGCCAGAAGTGCTCGAACAGGTTCATAAGAAGACCAGAGATGTGAGCTCCGTCAACGTCAGCATCAGTGGTAAAGGCAATCTTACCAAAGCGTAGGTCACTGACCAATGTTACCTTTTCACCGATGTTCAGACCGATGATAGTGAGAATCTTCTTGATCTCTTCGTTCTCAAGAACCTTCTTGTAAGATGACATGTCACGAACGTTGAGTGGTTTACCCTTCAACGGAAAGCTTCCAATGTATGGATTCTTACCGCGTCCAGCCTGAACCGACTTACCAGCCGAGTCACCTTCTGTGAGGAAGAGGATACATTTGTTACGTTCCTTACGCTCAAGTGCATCACTAAACTTTGGAACACGGCGAGGATCAGCCTTGCTTGTTTCCTTGTTAAGCTTACGCAGCTCTTTCATTTCTTCCTGCATCGCTTTTGCCTGAGCCCAATCAAGGACTGACTGAACGATAGAAGACTTTACGAGCTTATTTAGAATCTTATCAGGAAGCGACCAAGACGTCTTATAGTCTTTCACTTCAGTGATAAGATCTTCTTTTGTTTGAGAAGAGTAACGAGGGTTGACGATCTGAGCGTCAATAAAGAGCATGAGATGTTGCTTCAGATCAGAAGGCTTAACATCAACTTTATGCTTTTTCTTAATGAATGCACGAAGAGAATCACAAATCTGATTGGTAACATAATTGATATGTGTTCCACCGATCTTGGTGTGAGTCCCATTTACAAAAGATACGTGTTGAAATCCTTCAGCGCTTGAAGAAATGCCAACCTTCCAATTTGGATTTTCATCATATACGTATTCAAAATCTTCCGGACCGAACATCTCGATGTAGTCCTTGAAGGACTTTATCTGAATGCGAGAACCGTTGATGTACACTTTTAGATGAGGATTGACTGCTGCGACCTGATAGACTCGAGCCACTAGCATTGCATAGTTGTCGTCATCGAGGGAATCCATCCCGAGCTTCTCGAAATCCGGCTTATAGGTGATCTTAGTATAACCCTTAGATCCCTCGGCTGGACTTACTTTCGGCTCTCGACGGTCCTGAGAGTGATCTTTGAAGACCATCTTAAACTTATTATGGCCATCACATGTTTCAATCACAAACTCGTGAGAGAAGATGTTCGTAAGAGCGGCACCTTCGCCATTCTGACCGGTTACCATTGTTTCATCAGAGTCATCGAAATTCGATCCGGCACGAAGCTCGAAGATCATTTCCGGAATCCACTGATCGTATTCCGAGTGCTTAATGACAGGAATACCACCGTTATCGTAGATGGAGATTAAACCAGTTGCATCATCAATCTCAACCTTGATGGTGTCAAGGTGCTTACCTTCCTCACGCTTTGAGTGGTCAGCCGAGTTTGAAACTACCTCATCAAACAACTTCAGAAAGCCCGGATTGTATGTGACCTCTCGCGGAACCATCTTCATCGCTGAATTGAGAGCGAGTGCAGCAACATATTCGATAGACGTATGTGGAGTGATAGAACCAATGTATCGCCCTGGCCTATGCAGGACATGTTCTACCTCTGAGAGTTTTTTGTATTTTGATTCGATGCTTTTAGTCATAATTCCTCTTATCACGCGTTGTGATATATGTATATCAGTTTTGAGTGGCTTCGAGAAAGCGTTTGTAAAGACCGTACTCACGGCCGAACGCTTCGATTTCCCATGGGCAATCCCAGTACTCGTGTTGACCCTCCGGAGGAGACCACCGGCGATTCTTCCAGATGAGATCGGCTTCGCCATTCCGCAGCTTTTCACGGAGTTCGCCGGTAGCGTATTGCTTTACGTGAACCATCTCGTGAGCCAGAGTCTGAAGCAAGGGTGCTTCAACAAAATCCTTGTAGAGTTCGATGACGTAGTGATCTTCTTCCATCGCCATCGTCCACCCAGCGGCACTGTCACCGTCTTCGTCTGAGTCTTTGAGAACGATCTCGATCGAAAGGTTCTTTTTCAAAGAATCCCATTGGCCATCAGGCAGGAGGAGGTTAAGGTAAAAAGGCACCGCAGCCCCTATATCGGAGCGCAGTGCCTTTGAAGCGTTTCCAAGAATTGTGATATCACCAACCATGATTTAACTATACCATAGTCAGAAAATTAAGTAAACCGCTTATGTCGGGACAGTGAGGCTTGACGTCTGCTGCATGTAGTGGTCGGCTACCGCCTTGGTCGTTAGACTGACTCCAATGACAACGCTCATCGGAATCTCCAGAGCCTCATCAGGATCACCCGTGAGCATGAAAGGCATGAGCCCAAAGCCCTGCTGCTGCATCATCACCACGAGTGGCTTGGTGATCTTCAGATGATCTGCGGTATGCGAATCCAAGCGACATACCACTTCGTCGCCACCAAGCAGCTTGATCGTGATGATCCTCAGGCCTTCCTTCGTTTTCCAATTTTGCTTAAGTCCAATCATTCTTTTTCTCCAATGTTAATAATTTTGTTAAAGCCTTCACTCAGCGTCCATTCTCCATCTGCAGGCGCTGCTTCATAGCAGTAGCATATTCCGACTGAATCGCAAAGAACTCTTCAGTCTCACCATTGACCATAAACTCAATAGCCATGTCACGAAGACTGTCGGCCTCTTGAAGTTTTACGAAATAAATTTGCATGCAATTATCAATCATTATAATTTACTCTAGGGAACAGGCAATCCTGAATGAAAGTATATACATCTTCTTCACTAAGACCTAAACTGACCATAACCTTGGATGTATGCGGGTTTTGCTTTTGATTCTCACAATAAAAGTTTTGTGATTCTATAGTATCGTTAGCTGTATTATTAGTTTTACCCACATTTTCTAAGTAATGATTAACTAATGTATGTGCTAGACTTGTAAGCTGATTTAATTCGTTTTCATTACTTACATTTCCAACAGCAACCATATGTCCGCTAAAAATGCGTTGAGCCCAATCTGGCAAGGTGCGCTTTTTGTTCCATTCATAGCGTCCAACTTCCTCGCCAAAGTTCTTAATCATAGGATGTTCTTTATCGCCAGTTGGACTGTAGTCGATAAAACACCCAGTAATTTTGTTTTTGCCTGCTATAACATCGAACCCAAAAATGGGAGCAGGGTTGTGCCTATGCGGGAAAACGCAACAGTGCATCATCCAAAGACCCTTGCTTTCACGGGCATCTACAACATCAATATGAGCACGTCGATAATTATCAGATGCCCATACTTTGTTCACCCAGCCGGGTTGATTAAAACGATCCATTCCAGGTTCATTAATAATATTACCAGTTGCGTAAAATTGCGATTCTAAATACTGCTCAATTTTAATCAGCGTATCCCAAACGTTATCAGTCATTGTATATCCTTACGCGTAATATTGATCAAGATCGTCTAGACGGACCGAAGCCACGAGATAGATATAGCCGTCCGTGTCATGCATCTTCTTAAACATGCCGTTCTCTTCGGCCTGCATGCAGAACCTCTCGGTAGATGCCATAGCAAGCTCAGGATTGGTTTCGATCCACGTCTTCCACAGCTTCGTGGTGATATGCGAGGGAGCAGTCATCAGATATCCTTTCAACCGAACTTATAGGTCATGACCCATTTTTGTTTCTCAATCCAGTAATCACGAAACTCTTCATAGAGATAACCGGATTCGGCCGCCTCGATAAGAGATTCGCCATTGCTGATCGTACGCTCAGAAGGATCATGGTTATCCATGATGTAATTCATATGGTAGTTAACCAAATGAAATTCATCAGCGTAGTTCTGGTCAAACTGTTCGTAGGTCATTAGAGAACCTTCCCTTCGAGGGTGAAGTAGTTGTTACCACCGTTCTCACCGTAGTGGAACATCAAGATGTCATCGTTCATCAGGATCTGCAAGGGCGCTTCACCCTGAGCATTGTAGGCTCCGCCGAGTCGCGCGAAGTAGGC